GTTGCCCAAGGGTGTGCAGGGTGCTCCCGAATTGAAGAAAGCGTCTATGGACATCGGTCTGCGGTTGTTCCCGGACCAAGCAAATGTTATCAACAAGCACAAGGATGCGGACGGGCTGCTCATTGCCGAGTGGTCTCGTAGGATGCAACTATAAGGAGAGAATCTATGAGAGACTTAACGTTACAGGACCTTACCGCTACTCCGGTAGAGGTCGAGACCTTCATCAAGGACCCACATTACCTCGGTGATGTTTTTAAAGGCGTGTACCCATATTGGGTCAATAAACTCAAGACTATTTACGACGACCCCTTGCACCCGACTTGTGTGGAGGTGTTGTTGGCAGGAAGCTACGGGTCGGGCAGGACTACTGCGGCAATTATAGGGTTCCTGTACGACCTGTATATCCTTACATTGGTCAATAATCCGCATGAGATATGGTCGTTGATGCCTAGTACGTCCATTAATCTTGCCATTGTCGGCCATAATGTTAATGGTTGTTATAGCGACATGATATTGGACGCCTTGTCGATTTCCCCGTATTTCCGCTCGAAGATTCTGCCCGGAAAGGGTGCGGTATTGCAGGACAACATGTTCGCCAACGGAATCGGTATTATGTGTATCCATCCGTCGGATTTTAGCGTATCTGGTATTCTCGGAAAGGCCATAATCGGTGCGATATTCGAGACCGATACAGGGGATTGTTCTCCCGATTCGGTCTACGAGAAAACATACCGCACTTTGTATACACGGTTTTATGCCCGGTGTGTAAACCAGGAGGAAATATCAACTTGCCGCCTGTGGATGGTATCTTCTGCTGAGGGACTGCTTACATCGTTCCTTAAAAGTCACGTGGATACTATGCTTGTTAGCCCCGTGTGTGAATATATTGCACCGTCCATTTGGGATGTCCAGGCGCACAAGGGTATCTATTGTGGCAAGACGTTCTCCGTGTATGTCGGTGATGCCGATACCGAAAGCTATATTGTACCCGATGCCGGAAGATTTGCCGATGCAAGACACGTTATCCACGTCCCGATTGAGTACAGGCAGGATTTCGAGAAGGATATCTATGCAGCCATTAGGGACTTGGCAGGCATACCCGTCCAGAGGCCTGAGCCAAAAAAGGTATCGCTGCGGGGTGCTTTCCGTAAGTGGTTCGTATCCCGCATAGGCTTGCGGGGTCTTTATGGATTGGGTATTCTTGCCGCGTTCTTCCTCGGAATCATCTATGGAATATATGGAGTGTAATATGGCCGAAACAAACATGGATTCAACACCGGATACCTTGGCCCACCGTCAGATGGTGGTGGATTACGCCACGGACTTTTGCAGCAGGCTTATGGATATGGCAGAAAAGAACGGCTCCGTCTTGGCTGACTATGCAGCCGATTTCTGCGACGACATTATGAAGCGAGCCGAACGGCACGACGAGTCTAAACTGCACGCTCCCGAAAAAGAACGCTTTGACTACGTTGGCACCCATCAGCACCTTGGAAAGTGCAAATACGGCTCGGACGAATATAAGAAGTCCTTGGAATATCTCGGGCCTGCATTGAAGCACCACTACGAGGTCAACGACCACCACCCGGAACACTTTGAAAACGGCGTGGACGGAATGAACCTTATGCAGCTCGTTGAATTGTTCTGCGATTGGAATGCTGCGAGCCACAGGAACAAGGACGGGAATATCTATCAGTCCTTGGAAAAGAACAAGGAACGCTTTACGCTCGCCGAGGACCTGTATTCTATCTTGAAGACGACCGCCGACATTTTTGAGGGTAAGACCGAGAACGTTTCCGAAACGGATATGGACCTTTGCGGGCTTGTCCTTGTATGGCTGGATTGCCTTGCGGGTCATGGCGGGAAAACCGATGCAGGACTATATGAGGAACTTGATACATTATCGGGGATGCACAAGTTCTCCGACCAAATCTACCATATTGTCTTGAATACCGCAACGGCCTCGGACAACGCTACAAAGGAATAACGATGGCAAAACCCAACTATGACTATTGCAAGAAATGCAATTCCTACTCGTACTGCGCCAACCGCTCCAACAGCGTGATGGCCTGTGCCAACTTCAACCGCTTCCCCAAGCCACAGGCTGACGAGCCCAGGAAGTAGCACCATGTCTGTCAATGCGTACGTACGCAAGATGCTTCTCCGTGCCGAGGGTATTTGGCATAACATCGGTATGTCCCTGTCCGAAAAGCGGGTGGAGGACAATGACGGCACTATCAGCGTGTACCTCACGTTCCCAGGTGCTACTAAATCACAGGCCGAACTTCTCGTGTCGGGCATGTCCGTTGCGTTCCGGCGGGCACGTGTGCATTGGCAGGACACTGACCCGATAACCATGGTCGTACAGATATCCAATTTATAGGGATTGGATGGAGGACGAAATTGATTGGCGCAGGCTGCGTGAGCGTCTGCAAGATACTCCCGTAATCGTTCCCGTAAAACACGTACGCAAGATACACCGCTCGCCCGAGTCCCTGGAAAAACGCAAGATAGGGGCGCGGGCTCGTAGTAAGAAGCGGTATTGGGGAAACCGTGAACAATGTCTCAAGGCTAATCGTGAGTGGGAGTTGGCCAACCCGGATAAGGTCAAGGCCAAGAAGCACCGATATTACGAGAAACACAAAAACGACCTCGAGTTCAAGCGTAAGAAGGCCGAGTACAATAGAATGTACAAGGCCCGTAAACGTGCAGAACGGCAGGCATCAAGCGGGGAGGTTCCGGCTATATCTGTGAAGGACAATACAGATAAGGGGAACGCATAGAATTATGCTTACAAAGATTACCATACACAATTTTCAGTGCCATCGGGACCTCGTGCTCGAACTTGGCCGCTCCACAATGTTGCAGGGCGGTTCCAACCACGGCAAGACATCCGTTCTCCGTGCGCTGTATTGGGTGCTGTACAACGAGGCACCCCACGATTTCGTGTCGTATTGGGCGCAGAAGAAATCCAAGAAGGGCCTGTCGTTCAAGGACGATGCGTATACTTCCGTAATCGTGGAGGTGGACGGACACGTTATAGAACGCAGGCGTTCCAACGATTTTAACGGGTACATCGTGGACGGCACTACGTACGAAGCCCTCGGTACTGACGTGCCCGAGCAGGTAACCAAGATTTTCAACCTGTCGGACGCTTCCGTGCAGCAGCAGTTCGACGGCCCGTTCCTCCTGTCCGACACTGCCGGCAACGCCTCCAAGTATCTCAACAACCTCGCAGGCCTCGGGTGCGTGGATGACATACTGAGCATTGCCAAGCGCAAGGTGGCGGATACCTCGTCCACACTGAACGGGATAGTCGCCGACGTGGAATCCCTCGAAAAGGAGGTCGGCTCCTACGGATGGGTGGAATCTGCGGAAGACCTGTTGTCCAAGGCAAATGTCGAGCAGCCCATGATTGACGGACTTTCCCGCAAGGTCGAGGCACTGTCCCGTCTCATATCGGACTACAAGGCCATACCGAAGTACCCCGAGATTCCCATGTGGCTCGTGGATGGCGACAGGTCCGGCAGGATAGCCCGTACGACAGCGACTATCGGTGCGTTGGAAACGTATATCGGAACGTTGAAGGAACTCGGGCGCATCACGCCCGTCCTGGAACGTCTCTCCAAGTTGAAGGAACCCGTTTCCCCCAGGCATACCGAACGTGACCTGTTGTCGTTGACCCGCTCCGTAAGGGAATACCGGAGTGCTGATTCTACGGACGTGCGGCTCGGGAATGCCTTGCGGGTGCTGTCCAAGAAGTTGACGGAGCCGAAGCCTTGCAAGTGGGAGGGCAAGTTGGTTCCGTTGCAGCGCACGATACGCGAGTACGTGTCGGCTGACAGGGCGTGTTCCGGTGTCACGGGTGCGCTGGACAGGCTGTCACGCCTGGAAGAACCCCCCGTGTGCAAGTGGACGGAGCGTGACAGTGTGGCCTTGATGCGCTCAATCCGTGAATACGGCTCGGCCACGAGGACGGTTGCGGAATGCGCCAATGGATTAAAAGAGGCCTACGGGTCGTTGGAGGGCGTGGCGTGTCCGGTATGCGGGCGACCGATGTCTCGGGATACTTGCCTTTTGTAATCAAGCATGAATTATTTTTTACAATTACCTGTTGACAATTAACAGGTAATTTGTTATATTAACAGGTGCAGGGAACAACCAACCTTAAACGAGGATATAGTTATGGCACAGACACTTAAAGACTTTAACCCTAAAACCGTGACTATCGGTAACCAAGTATGGATGCAGGAAAACCTTGCCGTCAGCGATGGTGGTGAGGGCATTACCTGTAATCCCGATAACAGGCAGTATTACTACACGTGGGATGCCGCCATGCGCATCGCCAAGTCTATCCCCGGATGGCACCTGCCGACTGCGGAGGAGTGGAACGCCGCAGCGGCGGCGTGCGGAGCCGAGGTCGTGGACAACAAGTATAAGGACGACCCGTACATGCGGGACTACGAGGGTACGGAGAAGTTGTACGACACCCTGAGGGGTCTGCCCGTAGGTTACTATCGCGTTGGTAGTTTCAACGATGTAGGCTCATACGCTTATTTTTGGTCTGCTACTGGGAGCGATAGTTACCGCGCATACTACCGGTACTTAAGTGGTACTATGTACCAGCTCACGCACCGCAAAGACTACGGTTACTCGGTTCGTCTCGTTAAGGATTAATCGGGGAGGGAGCAGTTAAATGCCGACTCCCTTTTCTTTTTGCTGTACCCCGCTTACAGGAATGCACGCAGGAATAAGCGGGATACACGTAGTGAACTACCCACAGCCTAAAGGCTGTGAGCTTCGAGTTTTCGCTTCGACGGAGCCACTTGTGCTAACCCAGTAGAACTGGACTGCATAGAGGAGACTACCTCAGCGGAGGCGTGTTCCACGCACTCGGCTCTTTTAGACGAGCCAATCATCAAGACTACACGAGCGGAATGGGTGTCCCTGTCCATAATATACCCACAATCACACTTGTAGATTCTATCAGCAAGTGTAGGGTGATTGATGCAACCGCACATCGGGCATAGCTTGGTGGTGGGTTCCCACTTTGAGATTTTGAAACTACGCCCACTCTCTTCGAGAGCGACAAGTCGTTGTTTCAGCGAACCTAGACAGGAAGACTGTACGGACTTGCCGAACAACCCTTTCTGCCAGTTCTTAATCTGCTCATCTTGGAAGTAGATAACATCATAATCGGTTACTAGCTTGTTATATATCTTGTTGGCAATATCCTTTCGTTTATTAGCCAAATGTTCATACTCCCTAGCCAGTTGACACCTACATCTCCATCGCCGCTTGGAGCCCTTCTTGTCCTTGTGCCTATTGAGCATTTTGCTCAGGTACTTTAGGTACTCCGATTCTTGCACTTTGCAGTTGTACTTGTCTCCGTT